GCGAAGAACAAATGCTCGAACATGACAAGATTTTTGTTCATGCTCCAGATATAACACAGCAACCTGCCTATGCAAAGTTCAATAAGATAAATGCCTTAAATGTTACACAGTACGTTGATATATTAAGCCTTTTATCAAAGGGCGCATTTGGTTCTGTGTATAGGTATTGGTTGAAACCCAGATTTGACTTGGTTGACCAGTCTGGATTTAATGAGAATGAAATAAATTTTGAAATGAGTCGGGAAGAAATTAATTATCTTATTGATAAAAATACATACTCATACTTCTATCCAAGAGATAGGGGATTGTGGAAAAGCATAGAAGACAGCCCAATAATTAGTCAAACAAGCAATAGTGTAGAGATATTTAAACCATCTCTCACGAATATAGTTAGACCGCTATTATTATCTACAACAAAAAATGATTATGAACATGGTTATAACATATTAGATGATTCTCCATTAACTAGTTTTTATAACCATTATATACACACTGATTTGGACATATGCACCATGAAGGATATTATGTTCATACAAAAAGCAATGACAGAACCCACTGAAAAATTCTATAATTATTTGACCAGGAAGCGAATATGGGATTATAAACGGGGCGTAGAAGAAGTAGGTTGCGGTGTTCCTATTTCTTACTCATTTTATTCTAGTGCGGAAACAGAAAACGGTATTTCCCCCGACACCAGACATTTTGGGATTGGTCTTGATCCTCCCTTCGAAGAGCCAACCACGACCGAAATAGTAGAGATAGCGGCTTCCATACCCGATGAATGTAGTCTTATGGAAAATGTTTTAGGAAGTGAATGGCTGGGGTGTGCTACTAGAGACTATTGGTATTATGGTTCGTTGCAGAGATCAACACCAACAGCCAGAAAAAAGTCACATACAAATGCAGAATTATCATACTTTAAGGATTTGTGCGCTAAGAGCGAAGAGGTTGGTAAAGCGTTGAATATTGACGGTGAAAGTGATGGCCTTGATTGGGAGAAATCTTTTCCTGGATTGTTTTCCGAGGGACCGCTATGCACTTGTCCGTGCCAGAACTCCAAGGACGCGACTATAAGTAAAAATTTCTACAAGTATATGGAATACACAAACACATTTTCTCGTTATTGGAACACCGATCACTGGGCCCCAATGATGAGAATTGCACAAAATCTATTATTAAAATCGCAGACATTGCAGTTAACGATGTCCGGTAATTTGCAAAGAAAACCTGGTGAAATAATATTTGTACATTTGCCAATTATTACTGCACAGACTGATGTTGAAGTTGATTTGTCAAGCGGGGAATTTATGCAAGGCAAATATATTATTAGGTCTATTAAACACCAGATAACTTCTAACAACGAACATACTATGGAAGTAGAGGTATGTAGGGATGGTTTTAGAGATGAATTTGCCTCTATTAATCCCGATACTATGGGCAATGTTGGAATGATAAACACATCAAACGAATATATTGGTGGTGGCTATGAAGGAGAAGTTTCAAGCGGCGGCAGCGAAGTGATCGATGACTTCGTTGGGGGTGTTAAAAAGGTATTTGGTTTTGAAGGAGAAGATACAATGTCAAGAACCTTAAACACACCCGGCTATTTACACCCCGAAGATTATTCGCATTTCGTTAACGGGACAAATTCTTCACCCACAGAGGACGGCTCCGGGTTCGGGGGGGGATGGGTTCCAGACGTACCTTATGATAATGACATAGACGGCCTCCCTAATATCTTTGACGACCAATCTGATTGGGACGTAGAGGGTGAAGACGCAGAGAGTGATTCTGATGATTTTATTAATATAATAGACGGTAAAACTGTTGCCCAATTATATAAAGAGAGTTTGGAGGATGATTCGGATCAGTCACAACCGTTATCTTTTGTTTCCAATTCTTTAAAAGAGGGTCGTATTCAAAACTTTTCTCGTTATGACTGGGCAGACTACGGCGCGGCCGCGAAGCACATCAGCGGAGGAGAAGAGGGTTCAGAAGATATAGAAGGTATAGAAGATATAGAAGGTACGTTTAATTAGTTAGATTCATTAATATAATACATATTTCTAGAAAGCAAAGGAACAACAAATGCCACATCCAGAAGAAATCATAACAGACAGAACTCCTCGTTATGTAGATTTTGATTTGAATTTTAAGAAATCACCACTACAGGAAAATGGTGATATACTGTTAGTTACAGATGCTGACGCTATAGAGCAATCTATAAAGACTTTACTTCTTACAAATAGATATGAAAGACCCTTTAAACCATCCATGAGTGGAGGTTCTAGAGAATTTTTAACATTTGAACCTGTTGGTGTTGGACAAGGTGCAATGAGGAAGGGGTCACACATAAAACCAGACGAGAAATACCTGAAAGAAAACTATTATGGTGGAGGGTACGCATCATATACACATCATGCTGAAAGTGCTATAAATAGATTTGAACCAAGGGCTGCTGGGTCTAATATTAAAATGGAAGTAGATTCAAGAGGTCAAGTGATAGCAAATATAATATTTAAGACTTCAAAAACACAGACACAAGAATTAAGCCTTGTAATACAGAGGGACAGGTAATGGCTACAGACTATACAGGTTTACCATCTTCGACAACTGCTCCGGTCATGTTGTCTAATATAGAATTATCAAAATTAGATTTTGATGATATTAAGACCAGTTTAAAAACATACCTCAAGGGTCAAAGTCTTTTTACGGACTATGATTTTGACGGATCGGCTCTTTCAATCCTACTAGATGTTCTTTCTTATAACACAATGTACTATTCGTTCTATGTGAATATGGTAGCGAATGAAATGTTTTTGGATACGACAACGAAGGGAGATAATGCCGCGTCGTTAGCAAAAATGTTAGGGTATACTCCGAAATCAAAGCGATGTTCTACAGCAACTTTACAGGTCGGTAACAGTGGCGGCACGGATTACTATATTGCTTTGGGCGATTTGGTTGCCACTTCTGCAAATACTTATTGGCATTATTGGACTTCGGGCGGAGTGACTTTAGGAACGGGAACAACCGCTAATATAAATGTTCACGGCACCAAACAGGGCGGTGCGATATCGGCCCCTGTTGTGGATAGTTTAGTAATTCCCGACACAGATGTTGATACTACAACCTTAAAGGTTTATGTGACAGAAAGTGGATTGCCAGTAGAATATACAAGATCGTCTAATATAGTTTCTGGTTTAAGTGGTGATGATAAAATTTATTTCTTGGATACGGCATACGATGGGTATTATAAAGTCAAATTTGGGGATGGGGTATTCGGAAAATCGGTTCCGTCTACGAGTCAGACCCAACTTCAGTATGTTAGGGGCGGCTATGGTCCTGCCGATAATGGTATTAACAATTTTACGAATGTGTTAGGTTCTAATATGAATATTTTGGAGGTGATAACATCTTCCAGAGGAGGAGCAAATCCCGATACTTTAGCGGATATAAAATTCAATGCTCCGGCATACTTTCAATCTCAAAACAGAGCAGTTACAGCATTAGACTATAAGTCATTAGCAACACAAGAACTGAAAACAATATCGTCCTTAAGCGTCTGGGGCGGCGAAGAAAGTAATCCCCCCAAGTATGGTAGAGTTTTTATAAGCACAACTTCTCCCACAGCGATTGATACTTCGTCCATTGTCACTACATTAAAAGAAAAATCAGTAGTTTCTATTTTAACAGAATATGTTGCACCAGTGACAAATTCGTTGATGTTCCATAAGTTTGTTGTTGATTATGATAGATTCGCCACTAATAAATCTCCATCAGAACTTCATACGCTAGTTAAAGGTTATATGGGTTCGAACTTTAAATTTGGCCTTCTTGGGGATGGCTTGAAATATGAAAATATTAATACGGGTATAGTAAATTTAGATGCGGGTATTGTTGGAATGTCATACTTCTTGACCCTAACTCAATTAATAAATATGTCAGACTTAAAGGCATCAGCATCTTACCTTTTTGATTTTGGCCAAGCAGCGGCAGTTCCAGGCAATGTTAAAAACTCTACAGGAAATATCTTTTACTCCAGTCTATTTACGCATGACGATTATCCAAATGACGGGCAGACGTTTTATATCAAAAACGGTTCTGATGGACAAGTAGATCTATACCAACAAGTTGTAGATGGTGATACAACATATAATAATATTATTGCGCAAGGGGTTGGTACATATGATTCTGCAAAGGGTTTCATTTATCTAAGAGATGTTCCAGCAACTTCTGCCTTTACGGTAACATATGAACCCAAATCTCTAAATGTAGCATCAAAAAGAAATATTTTGTTCTTGAGAGATAGTACATGGCTGAACAGTACTGATGCAATAGTAATGGATGAAATTTAATGGATATTTTTAATTCAGAAGATAATGTCGGCAGTGCTGTTAATAAACCCAGCATCGAAAGATTGTATGAAGTTTCTAGAGAAGATACTTCTAAACCGTTGGGCAGTGATTATGCCGAACGATCTATGCGGGAGGACGAAATTGAGGGCGTAACATACGGCTCTGTTGGCTTTGATTTTTTTATAAACGAAACCATACCCGCCGATATCCGAGAAAGATATCCTACATTCGTTTCTTTTGTTGAATATTTTTACAAATGGTTACACGAAGAGAATAAGGTTAGTAGTTTAGAAGTGTTGCGGGATATTGATTTGGCAGAGACACAATTTTTAATATATTATAAAAATATGTTGGCTAGAGATTTCCCAGAGACTCCTAGACTTCAGTGGTCGGACCCCTCAAATTCTCCTATTAATGTGAGAACATTACTTCGTCATATTCGTGATTTATATCTTTCTAAGGGGACAGAAGAATCTATAGCGTTTTTCTTTAGGTGTTTGTTTGCTCCAATAGGTACAGACCTCTATAAAGTTCAGGTGGATTATCCCAAAAAACGATTGTTAAGATTGTCTGATGGTGTTTGGCGACCAGGAGCATCTGGGGGTGATGGATAATGCTATTTTCTGACATATCTTTTCCAAATAATCCTGGTCCAGGTGCTAATCATACAATGCTTGACCACGCTGCACTGGGTAATGGTTGGTATTGGCCCAGTAGACACGATTATTATTTATATGAGTCCCCCCCTAGAATACCGAATGATGGTGTGTCTACCTATGTTAATAGGATACCGGTGTCAATAAATCCACATTTTATGAAACCCTTGTCGAACTATACCGCCGCCGATGAGTATAACTACCACCCACATCAATCACAATATACCGATGGTTCATATGAACTTGATCTTTATCCCGATGACGAAATTCCTAACTTTTCATCGGTTTCGGTCGAAACCAGAAGAGAATATACGGTTCCCA